TTATCGCCCATTCCGGCGAGGTTCGAACGTGATGCCCTGACACGTGGATAAGAGGCTAGTTGGAGAAAAGCGGCCTATTGAGTGCGCTGCGTATTTCCAATCGGCCTCAACTGCGAGCCATTTACGTCCGAGATCCTCGGCAACCGCGCCGGTCGTGTTGCTTCCCGCAAATGGGTCGAGAACCATGTCGCCCTCGTCGGTAAGAAACCGTACAAAAAAGTCCACCAGACTCCTTGGCATTCTCGCTGGGTGAACCTGAGTTCCTTGATCGAGGCAAAATTTGCGATAGCCATCGCTTGATACTGTGTTGGCAGCCCTTATTAGGTTCGTGGCTCCCTGAAACTCAGAGACAAGTTGCAGGGTTTGTTCGAACTGTTCTTGCGAAATCACTCCGTCGATCGGCGGAATGCCGTCAACATCACCAACATTTGGCGGGATCGCCCCCTTGTTGTCGGTCTTAAAGCTCTCTGCCCCAATATTGTGAGCTGAGGGCCGTGGCCCGGAGTTGTACTTTCCAGACTTGATCAATCGCTTCATGCTGGGACTGTATTCGCGCAGAACTTTTCGATTGTCGGCTTTCGGCCGCTCGTTCGGTGACATCCACCAAATGCGTGTGAACGCATCTTTGACTCTAGATCGTTCTTTATTGACCCATTCTACAGGTGACGGAAGACGTGCAGGGTTGTACCAAATGAATTCTTGGCAAAGATGTAAATCACCCTTTTCCAGAAAGTTCAGAAAAGCCTTCATAACGTGAACTGACATTACGGGACGACCAGGCATCCACGCGTTGCCGATTTCAATTACAATCGACCCGTCTTCGGTCACCATATCGCGCAAAATCGGCGCAAAATCGGCGAACCATTCAACGTATTCATCCTGCGTTCGATTTCCGTAGGCTTTCTTAGTGTTTAACGGGAATGGTGGTGAGGTCATCACAAGTTGAACCTGGCCTGCATATTTTTTTACAGGTTTGGTGCGAAGAACGTCCTCGGACTGCCCCAGATACATTTCACCAAGCTTGGTGGAATAGACGGGCAAAGAAGCATCATGCGCAACTGGTCGGTCAGCCACGATACTCGCTGTGTGTGTTTCAAACCAATCAGACATTCCTAGCTTCCTTTCTGGTATTCCGCCTACCATATTATCGAATTCATTCGCCAGCCACCTCAAAACCTAGAGTTCCACTCAACGGCACCGTCAAGTGTCTGGTCTTCCCACTCAATTGGAAATGGTTCCAGAATCCGCGCCAGTGTCATTTCGGCCCCTTGCCGCCCGTCGAGGATAGTCTGAACTACTTCCGGCGCGAGCAGCGTCATCCGTAGTAATCGGGTCATGTAGGACGGTGCAATACCCTCATGCGCAGCCAACTCGGCGACTGTCGCGAACGCGCCTGTTTCGAGCATTCGTTTCCACCGGAAGGCGCGGGCCAGCGCCTTGACCAGTGTGCTGTCGGTCCGCCGCCGCTGGGGCGCGCCTTCGGGCAGCTGCATCTCCTTGCGCCCGCCGCGCTTTACCAGTCGGAACCGGATTCGCACTGTCACCGTTTCCGGCGTTGGCTTCGCACGGTTCATTTTGATGCTCCGAGATCTGCCAGCATTTCGCACGCGAGCTCGGTCAACCCGTCGATGCGCAGGCGAACATCGAGGCCATCGGTGTCGATGTCGATCCGTTCGACCAGCAGCGACGCGATACGCGCCTGTTCAGCGTGGAAGAGTTCATCCCACAGTGGATCCAGACGAGTCAACGCGTCACGGGCGTCGGCCTCGGTGATCCCGTCGCCCTGCGGCCGCGCTGCCTTCCATGTGCCCGCGATAATCTCGGGCTGGCGGAAGACGGCACGCAGTTGGTCGATGACGGCGGCCTCGATCTCGCCAGCAGGCACGCGGCCGATGGGACACGCCCCGGCGCCGTGCTTCAGGACCGTCTGGCTGACATAGTAGCGGTAGAGCCTGCCGCCCTTGCGGGTGTGTGTCGGCGAGAACGCGGCGCCATCGGGACCGAAGAGAAGCCCCTTCAGCAGCGCGGGCGTGTCGGAGCGAGTCCGGGCAGCCCTCTTGCGGGGGCTCTCCTGCAGGATGGCGTGAACCTTGTCCCAAGTCTCGTGGTCGACGATCGCGTCGTGTTCGCCGGGATAGCTTTCGCCCTTGTGGACCGCCTCGCCGATGTAGGCGCGGTTGGACAGCATCCGGTAGAGGTACTTCTTGTCGATCCGATTGCCGCGTGGCGTGGCAATGCCCCGCGCGCCGACCTCGCGGGCCAGAACCGTGCAGGAGCCGATCTCGATGAAGCGGGCGAAGATCCAGCGGACATGTGCTGCGGAATCTTCGTCGACCAGCAGCTTCCGGTTCTCGACCCGATAGCCGTAGGGCGGCACGCCGCCCATCCACATGCCCTTCTTGCGGCTGGCGGCAACCTTGTCGCGGATGCGCTCGGCCGTCACCTCGCGTTCGAACTGGGCGAAGGACAGCAGGATGTTCAGCGTCAGCCGCCCCATGGACGTGGTCGTGTTGAACGACTGCGTCACCGAGACGAAGGTCACCCCGTTCCGGTCAAACACCTCGACCAGCTTGGCGAAGTCAGCCAGCGAGCGGCTGAGCCTGTCAATCTTGTAAACCACCACCACATCGGCCAGCCCGTCCTCGATATCGGCCATCAACCGCTTCAGGCCGGGGCGCTCCAGCGTCCCGCCGGAGATGCCGCCGTCGTCATACTGATCGCGCACCAGCACCCAGCCCTCGGACCGCTGGCTGGCGATGTAGGCTTCGCAGGCCTCCCGCTGGGCATGGAGCGAGTTGAACTCCTGCTCCAGCCCTTCTTCCGAGGATTTCCGGGTATAGATCGCGCAGCGGAGCTTGCGGATGATGGGCTTCGTCATGTCCGCCCCCTGTGGTTCTTGAGGCCGAAGAAGACCCAGCCATTCCAGCGGGTCCCGGTGATGGCGCGCGCGATGGCAGAAAGGGACTGATAGGGCCGCCCCTGCCAATCGTAGCCGTCGGCGGTGACCGTTACGATATATTCGACACCCTGCCATTCGCGCAGCAGGCGTGTGCCGGTGATCGGTTTCAGATCGTTGCGGATCCGGCGCTTGGCGGGGCTGCTCCCGTCGAGTTCCTCGCCCAGCTGTTCCAGGCGCCGGATGGTCTCGGGCTTCAGGCCGCCATAGGCCAGTTCCTGGATCCGATAAGCCAATCTGCTTTCCAGATAGCGCCGGTTGAACGGCGGCGGCTCGCTGTCGAACAGCTCCCGCCATTGCTGCTTCAGCTCAGGCGTCGTCGTGGTTTTCAGCGCCGCCAGCCGCGCTGGGATGGGATCTTGCGTGTTCATGCGTCCTCCTTGTGAGTCGGAGTTGCATGACGGCATTGGTCGGCCGGAGAGTGTAGGCAAGTTTCTCCGGCATCGGCCGAAGGACGGTCGCGCTCTCGCATCCTCAGCCGCACCAGCCCAAGCGCCAGAAGCCCGCAGATTTCCTGACGGCGTTCCGCTGCTGTCATTCGGCCAGGAGGCAGCGGGTTCGACCCGATCCGTGTGGTGTTCATCGTGTTTCGCATGAGGAAACGCTACCCGCGCGCACCAAGAAAACAATTACTTTCAGGTGCTTAATGGAGTTCTGCGTAACTCTGCGGTGTTCTTGGGATGCGCTATCCTAGCCGATGGACGACGAACAGCTCCTCGAAGAATGACTTCACAAGCTCGTCGACAGATTTCTGCATCGAACCCTTCGGGCGGGAGAATTCCGAGCCCCCGAACCGAAACACCTCGTAGCCGCGGAGGCGAAGGTTTCGATCAGCCGCAACCATTTCGGCGTACAGACCGGGATCGGCGTGCTCACCTTTCGCATAGTGGTGCTTGCCGTCAATCTCGAGGACGATCCTCTGTCGGCCAGGCAAGAGCATCAGAAAGTCCATGCGTTGCCGGAACAGAACGCGTTTGTCCGCGAGACGCCTCGCGATCTCCGAATCGTAGTGCAGGTAGACCTGCGGGATGAGCGCCGGCAGCCGGTCTCCAAGCCGCTCAGCGAAATTGCGGAAGTACGCCTTGAAGAATTCCTGCTCTGGACCGTCGTCAAGCGAGGCAAGTAGACGCCGCCCGAGGCTGGTGCGTGCCTCTGCGAGGTCGGCGAGCCCCTTTTGCTCCATCCACCAACGGACCAGGTCGAGCCAGGACAACCCATTGCCGATGGGGCGCTCGTAAATGAGGCAGCTATCGGCATGCTCGAGCACGACGACTTCGTTGTCGATCGCATCCGAAAACCCGAGCCTCGGCTTTGGTCCGTTGGAAGCGAAGATCAGGTTCTTCGGCCGCCCGTCGACGCCGCGGCGAACGGGGCGTACCGAGAATGTTGCGCGGCCCGAGACCTCTCCTGTCTGAGCAACCTCGTAACCGTCGAGCTGCAGGATGCGGGTCAAATCGGCTGCCAGCGCCGCCTGGTCGTCGGCATCACGAAACCGGGGATCCAGAGCGGTCTCAATCAGCTGCGCAAACCTCCTCGAAGGACATGCTATTGCCCCGATGAATTCGAAGACCTCCTTCGCATTCCACAACGGGGCCGCGCCAGTCGCGTATTGTCTGAGCTCCTCGGTCTTGGTGGGACCCTGGAAGAAGTCGGCGGGCGAACTCAGATCAAAGAGCCCCTCGATCACGTCCGCACGAATGCCTTGTCCATGGATCCCCACACCAAGGCGATCGGCCACTCGGTCGCGAGTGATCGCGGAGATTTCCGGCTGGTCCTTGTCTTGCAGGAGATACACCCTGTCCTGCAGGCCAATATCCCGCCGTTCTCGCGCAAACTCGAGAACCAGATCCAGCGCATTTGCTCGTGAAAGGCTCGCAAGCGTATTCTGCGCGACCGTCTTCTTGCTGGTCCCTTCTGCGAGTGGGACGTCGCGTCTGGAGAAGAACGCCTCGATATCGACGGCCCTCATGGCATCCCGAAAGCAGCAGCCCGCGAGTTCGAGAAGATCATCCAAGTCTCCGTCACCTGCCATGACTATATCTCCCGTGCAAACCAACGGACGCGGCCGACGATATGAATATCCTCGGCCGCTCGTTCATATTCCGGATAGAGCCTGTTGTCCGATATGACCCGCACCGCGGGGGGATTGCTGTTCGGAACATGCTCAAGCCGTTTGGCGACGAGCCCTATTCCATCGTCGATCACGAATATTCCGGGCGGGTTCGGCTCGCAGCGCGTCATGTCGACCAGAACGGTATCGCCGTCGAGCAAGGTGGGTACCATGCCGTCGCCCCTCACATGCACCATGCGCAGTTGCGAAGGGCTGGCATTCAGGCTCTGCCGTATCCAGGCCCGGCGGAAATGATAGGCGCGGTCGGCCGTATCCATCCGGTCCTCGGCCTCTCCTCCGCCGCTCAGCGATGGCCCGGCGTTAGCATAGGCGATCGAAACGAACGCCTCATCGGGATTGTCGATGAAGGGCGAGACCCCCTCGACCTCACCGATCCCATGGATCAGCCAGTCGCGATCGACCTTCAGAACCTTGGCGATCTCACCGAGATTTCCGACGGCGGGCCGCGTCGAGCGGCCGCGAAGGATGTCATAGACGAAGGATCGGTTGACCCCGGCCATCTCCGCCACATGGGCCGGGCTCAGGCCAAGCTGAAGGGCTCGCGCCCGGAGGCGATCGGAAAGCGTGTGGTGCTCGGCCATCTTATCCCCCGGATATTTGTGGATTAAATAGGACAAGACAGGATTGAACCGGCTGCGTCAAGTGAATAGGATCAAGGACTAACATCCAGGGGCGGGATGCGGAGGGGCGCGGGTGCATATCGACAAGTTGTATTTCACGCTGCCCGAGGTGCTTGAGCGCTGGGATATGCCCGAAGATACCCTGATCTATCTTGCGGTGAACGATAAGCTGCGCCTTTCAATCCAAGTGTTCGGCGTGCCGATGGAGTTCGGAGACTATGCCGAAGACGCTGATGGTAAGCCGTTCCTTTTGCGGACAAACCAGACCTGTTTTAACGGCCTGCTCGATCTCCACGCCCGAGATGTCTACCAGCTGTTTCGTTGCGGCGAGATCCCTCTGGAAAGCTTTCGCACCCCGCGCGCGGACTACGCAACGACATGGGGTGACGCCCCGGCAGTCCTGACCCTGATCGGAGATTTGCTACTAAGACGCGAAGAACGCGACAGATTCGAGGCAGAGAACGGCTTCAAGGCCGACGGAACGCCAATTGACGATGACGGGTTTGCCTTCCTGCCCGACAATCAGGAAGTGCGTTGCAAGGGACACAGGTTCAAGCTGGGACCGATCCAGACCGAGGTCGTCCGCGTGCTGCATGTGGCGGCCCTCGAAGGTGAGCCCTGGCAGGCCGGCAAGACCATCCTCGCGCTGGCGCGATCGAAAAGCATGCGCATGGCCGATGTCTTCAAGTCGCAGAAGAATTGGCGGGATCTGATCCTGTCCGATGGTCGCGGCAAGTATCGCCTGAACCTCGACTGAAGCGCCGCTCTCACCCCCTCGCGGGGGATCGGCGGGGGATGGAGGGGGATGGGATTCCGCTCGTCTCACGCGACGCCCCGGCCTGTATGGCCCTCCTGATCCCCCTCCGTATCCCCCGCCAGTCCTGACGACATCCCACAGCAGAATTTCGCAAACTCTCCCCAACGACCATGTTGAGGAGATCACCGATGCTGCAGCAGCACTGTCTGAACCAGAAGGAATTGGCCCGGCGTTGGGGCATTTCCCACCGGACGCTTGAACGCTGGCGCTATTGCGGCCAGGGGCCCGCCTTTCTCAAGCTGGGCGGACGCGTTCTGTACCGGCGCAGCGAAATCGATGCCTTCGAGCAGAGCCAGCTGAGCCGCGCACTTGCCGTAAGCAATGCCATCGACAAGCATTCCGGAGCCCAAGGGCGGCGGCTGACCGCAATCCCGCAAGGCCAACCGAACCGCACCCTTCCGGCCCGCATCGGGGCCTTTGGGACGATCTCGCAGCTGCCTCAGTAGAGGTAAAGCAAGGAGATCGCCTTCATGCGCCCCACACCCATCATCACCGCCCGCGCCACCCGCCCGCTCTCGGAGATCGAGTTCAGCGCCTGGGTCGCGCAGGCGCTCCCCGGCGACCGGCTGGAATATCATCGCGGTTTCCTGGTGATCGACACCTTCCCGACCCTCTCGCGTCTGGCCGATGCCGAGCGCAGCGCCCTGATCAAGCTCGGCTCGCGCGCCTTCTCGGCCGCCGGACAGGGTCTCGTGCATCTGCTTCAGAAACGGCTCGGGCCTGACCAGTTCGCCTATCTCGCGATCGCCCGGCCGAGGCCCCAGCCAAGCGACGTCTCGCTCTCCGAACTGCTGCTTTCCGAACAGGACGCAGCCTGATGCCCGCATCTCAGTTTTTCCATCCCGACCAAGGAGGCACATTGATGCCATATCCCGATAACACCCCGAAACCGGAGGATCTGCCCTCCCTCAGCGCCGCCGAGATCGCGGCCCTGCCGGTGGAACTGCTGGCCATCCTGCAGCGCGAAATCGACGAACGCCTGAAGCAGGGCAAGGCGATGAAGTCCCGCTTCGATGCCGCGCTCGAGCACCGCTATGCCAGCCGCGCCGCTGAAAAACGTCAGCGCGCAACCAAGGATACTGGCATTGTCCGTTTTGTGGACGGCGATTTCACGGTGGTTGCCGATCTGCCGAAACGGATCGATTGGGATCAGGACCGGCTCGCGGAAATGGTCACGCGGATCCGCGAGGCCGGTGACGATCCGGCCGAATATGTCGATCTCTCCTACAAGGTCGCCGAGCGCAAATATGCGGCCTGGCCGGATGCGATCCGGGCCGGTTTCGAACCCGCGCGCACGGTCCGCACCGGCACGCTGAAGATCGAGATCCGCACGCTGGGAGACCAGCAATGAGCCTGCCGATCATCAGCGCCGATCAACGCCTCTCCGAGCCCCGCGGTATCAAGGGCTGCATCTTCGGGAAATCCGGGATCGGGAAAACCTCGCTGCTCTGGTCCCTGAATGCTTCGACGACCCTGTTCATGGATCTCGAGGCGGGCGATCTCGCCATCGAGGGCTGGGCGGGCGACAGCATCCGGCCGCGGACCTGGACCGAATGCCGGGATTTCGCGGTCTTCATCGGTGGGCCCAACCCGGCGCTGCGCGACGAGCAGCCCTATAGCCCGGCGCATTTCCAGGCGGTCTGCGAGCGCTTCGGGGATCCGGCGGCGCTTGACCGCTACGACACCATCTTCGTCGATTCGATCACCGTCGCCGGGCGGCTCTGCTTCGGCTGGTGCAAGGGTCAGCCCGAGGCAATGTCGGAAAAGACCGGCAAGCCGGATGTGCGCGGTGCCTATGGCCTCCATGGCCGCGAGATGATCGCCTGGCTGACCCATCTCCAGCATACGCGGGCCAAGAATGTCTGGTTCGTCGGGATTCTCGACGAGAAGCTCGACGATTTCAATCGCAAGCTGTTCCAGCCGCAGATCGACGGCTCCAAGACCGGGCTCGAACTGCCGGGGATCGTCGATGAGGTGATCACCATGGCGGAGCTTAAATCCGAAAGTGGCGATTCCCACCGGGCTTTCGTCTGCCAGACGCTCAATCCCTGGGGTTTTCCCGCCAAGGACCGTTCCGGCCGTCTCGACCGGATCGAGGAGCCGCATCTCGGCCGCTTGATGGCGAAGATCCGCACCTCTGCCAGCCCGGCCTCGGCCCGGTTGAGCTATGCCCCGCCGCCCGCCGATTCGGCGTCGGCCGACCAAAACAATCCGCAATCCTGACTAGACAAGGAGAATCCCCATGGGATCCTGGAACGACTTCAACGACGCGCAGTCCAACACCAATCTCATCCCGAAGGGCACGCTCGCCAAGGTGCGGCTCTCCATCCGCCCGGGTGGGTTCGATGATGCCACGCAGGGCTGGACCGGCGGCTATGCCACGCGCGGGGCGACCGGTGCCGTCTATCTGAACGGCGAGTTCACCGTGACCGAGGGGCCCTTTGCCCGGCGCAAGATCTTCACCCTGATCGGGCTCTACAGCCCCAAGGGGCCGGACTGGGCCAATATGGGCCGCAGCCTGGTGCGTGGCATGCTGAACTCGGCGCGCGGGATTTCCGACAAGGACATGTCGCCCGAGGCGCAGGCCAAGCGCCGTATCAACGGCTTCGCCGATCTCGACGGGATCGAGTTCGTCGCCCGGATCGATGTCGGCACCGATGCCAGCGGTGATGACAAGAACGAGATCCGCGCCGCCGTCACCCCTGATCATCGCGATTATGCGGCCGCGATGGGGGCTGGTGGTCTGCCCTTTGGCAGCCAGCAGCAGGTCCACTCGGCACCCGTCACCGGCCAGCCCGCCGCCAATCCCGGCCTGGCCGGGCGGCCGAGCTGGGCGCAGTAAGGGGGATCGGCGATGCGCCTGCGTCCCCGCCAGACCGAGTTCGTCAAGCGCAGCATTGCTGCGCTTGGCAAGCACGGCAATACGCTCGGCGTCGCCCCGACCGGCGCGGGCAAGACCATCATGCTCTCGGCGGTCACCGGCGAGATGATCGGCGCCATGTCAAAGAACACGGGCGCCAAAGCCTGCGTGCTCGCCCATCGCGACGAGCTGACGGCACAGAACCGCGCCAAGTTCCGGCGTGTGGTGCCGGGGGTTTCGACCTCGGTGATCGACGCCACCGAAAAATCCTGGCAGGGTCAGGTCACCTTCGCCATGGTGCCCACGCTGGCACGGGGAGCGAACCTCGCCGATATGCCGCGGCTCGATCTGCTGGTCATCGACGAGGCGCATCATGCGGTGGCCGACAGCTACCGCCGCATTATCGACCGTGTGCGCGATGCCAATCCCGAGGCCCGGATCTTCGGGGTCACCGCGACGCCGAATCGCGGTGACCGGAAGGGTCTGCGCGGGGTCTTCGACAATGTCGCGGATCAGGTGCGGCTGGGCGAGCTCATTGCCTCCGGTCACCTCGTGCCGCCGCGCACCTTCGTCATCGATGTCGGGGTGCAGGATGAGCTGCGCTCGGTCCGCAAGACCATGGCGGATTTCGACATGGGCGAAGTGGCGGGCATCATGGACCGCGCGCCCGTCACCGATGAGGTGATCAGGCATTGGAAGGGAAAGGCCAGCGAGCGGCAGACCGTGGTCTTCTGCTCCACGGTCGAACATGCCCGCAATGTCACCGATGCCTTCAGTGCGGCGGGTGTCGCCGCTGCGCTGATCCATGGCGATCTGACAGCCGAGACCCGCAAGGCGATCCTCGCCAGCTATGCCGCAGGCGAGATCCGGGTGATCGTCAATGTCGCGGTGCTGACCGAGGGCTGGGATCACCCGCCGACCTCCTGCGTCGTGCTGCTGCGGCCGAGTTCCTACAAATCCACCATGATCCAGATGGTCGGGCGCGGTCTGCGGACCGTCGATCCCGAGGAATATCCGCGCATCGTCAAGACCGATTGCATCGTCCTCGATTTCGGCACTTCGAGCCTGATCCACGGCTCGCTGGAACAAGATGTCAATCTCGACGGCAGGACCGCTACCGGCGAGGCACCGACAAAGACCTGTCCGGGCTGCGAGGCCGATATCCCGCTCGCCGCCATGGAATGCCCGCTCTGCGGCGAGACCTTCCCGCGCGAGCATCCTGACGCGGGCGAAGGCGGAGCAGTTCCACCGCTTTCCGGCTTCATGATGTCCGAGATCGATCTGCTGAAACGCTCGAGCTTCGCATGGGTCGACCTCTTCGGCACCGATGACGCGCTGATGGCCAGCGGCTTCAACGCCTGGGGCGGCATCTTCTGGCTCGACGGGATCTGGTACGCCATTGGCGGGGCAAAGGGCGAATACCCCAAGCTGCTGGGTGTCGGCGAACGGACCGTCTGCCTCGCGCAGGCCGATGACTGGCTGAACGACCATGAAAGCGACCAGAGCGCCTTCAAGACGCGCGGTTGGCTGAAACAGGCCGCGACCGAAAAGCAGCTGCAATACCTGCCGCCCGAATGCCGCCAGGACTTCGGCCTGACACGCTATCGCGCCTCGGCGCTGATGACCTTCAGCTTCAACAAGCAGGCCATCCGTGCGGCGATCCATGCCGCGACCGGCACGGAACGGAGGGCGGCGTGAACCATGTCGCGCAAATCCCGTCCGCGCCCGCACAGGCTCAGGATTGCCCGGACCGTCTGCGCCTTTGGCAGCCGCGCTTCATGCCTTGCGCGACCTGCCTGCGCCCAGCCCGCGGCTTTGGCTTCTTCGATCGATATCAACCCCGGCCGCGCGATCACCGCTGGTTCTGCTCGATGCCGTGCCAGGACCTGTTCGCAGCCCGCCACAGAAAGGGAATGACCATGCAGGGAATGACTGATGAGGAGCGCCTCGCCATTGCAGGCGTGATGAAACAGCTGGCCCGGACCATGGATGGGATCGGCTGGCAGAAGCAGCTGAGCGAGCTCAGCGAGGGCGATGTGACCGCGCTGATCGCCGAGGTGCTGGAAAGCTACGGTACCGAGATGTCGCGCATCGCCGCCCGGACCGAGGTGCCGTTCTGATGCTGGATTTCAACCCGCGGCCATCCATGGCCGAGCGCATCAACGCGGCGATCGACGCTGCCCTCATCGCCGAGCGTGAGGCCGCGCCGCCCCGGACCTATCTCGGCGCATCCCGGCTCGGCCATGCCTGCGAGCGAGCGCTGCAATTCGAGTTCACCGCTGCCCCGAAGGATGATGGTGCCGATTTCGGCGGACGGGTTCTGCGGATCTTCGAGATCGGTCACCAGCTCGAGGATCTCGCGATCCGCTGGCTGCGCGCGGCCGGGATCGACCTCTACACCCGCAAGGGCAATCGCCCCGATGGCGAACAATTCGGCTTTTCTGTCGCGGGCGGGCGGATCCGCGGCCATGTCGATGGCATCATCGCGGCCGCCTCCGCGCTGCTTGGCCTGCAGACCCCCGCGCTCTGGGAATGCAAGACCATGAACGCGAAGAACTGGCGCGCCTGCGTCAAGGACGGCGTTCGCAAATCGAAGCCGGTCTATGCCGCCCAAATCGCCATCTATCAGGCCTATATGGAGCCAAGCATTCCCGGCATTTCGGCTGCCCCGGCGCTCTTCACCGCGATCAACAAGGACACGGCCGAGCTCCATCACGAACTCGTCCCCTTCGATGCCGAACTGGCGCAGCGCATGTCCGACCGTGCGGTGCGGATCCTGCAGGCGACCGACGCGGGCGAGCTGCTGCCCCGCATCGCCCAGGCCCGCGATTTCTTCGAATGCCGTTTCTGCCCCTATGCGTCGCGCTGCTGGGCGCAGCCCGCATGAATGACGCCCCTTCCGACACGAACCCGGTTCCCGACATGCGCGATGACACGCCGCCCGATGCCTCTCCAGACAATCTCGTCCATTTCAATCCCTGGCGCGATTTCAACGATGCCGCCCCGCAGATCGATGTTTTCGGCGATGAGCCCGATCCGGAACAGATCGCGCAATTCATGCAGCTGGTCTTCGGCTATTCGGAGGGGCTGATCCCGGTCCGCAGCTTCATCGACAAGGGCCAGGGCATCGATGGCCGCCCGCATAATATCTGGATCGAGGCCGATGCCGAGACCCCAGCCAAGATGGCGACCTTCGCGGCATGGGCAGCGCGCGAGGGTGCGGCGGTCTATGTGATCCCCGGCACCGTCGCCGCCCCCGGCCAGGCCAAGGCCGCCGAGATCCAGCAGATGCAGACGGTGATGGTCGATCTCGATACCGGCGATATTGCCGCCCGGCGCGCCCATCTCGAGCGTCATCTCGGCCCGCCCAGCATGGTCGTGGAAAGCGGCGGCGTGACGCCCGAGGGGCAGCGCAAGGCGCATATCTGGTGGGCGCTGAGCGAACCTGCCGCGGGCGACGACATCCGGCGCCTCTGTCGCCTGCGCGGCGATATCGCAGCCAAGGTCGGGGGCGACATGCATTTCCGATCGGCCCATCAGCCGATCCGGGTCGCGGGCTCGGTCTATTATAAGAATGGCCTCAAGACACAGGTCCGCATCGTCGAGCTGAACCAGGGGCGCGAACGCGAGCTCGACGAGCTGATCGAGGCCGTGGCCGATATGCCGCCTGCACCGGACGTCTCGTTGCAGCCGGATTTCAGCCATCCCGAGAAACCCGATCTTGAGGACGTGCTGATCACGCCGGTGCGTGAAGGCGGTCAGGATGACTGGTCGCGCTTCGAGGGCGCCTCGGCGGCGATCGGATACTTCATCCGCATGGTCCATGAGGGCCGGATGAGCAAGGCCAAAGGCTGGGAGGCGATCTGCGGCTATAACGCCGCCATGCTCCGCCCCGAATGGCCATTGGAGCGGCTGCAGCGCGAATCCGAGCGGCTCTGGGACATCCATGTCGAGAAGAATGGCCCGCCGCTGGTGCGACTGGACAGCGCCGCCCCGGTGCCGGACGTGATGCCCGCCTTTACGCTGGGGGCGCTGCTTGACGACATCAGCCCCATGCCCGAGGACATTATCGCACCGCGCGTCTTGACCCCGGGCGGGCTTCTGGTGCTGGGCGGCGCGCCCAAGGTCGGCAAGAGCGATCTGCTGATTTCCTGGCTCGTCCATATGGCGGCAGGCCAGCCTTTCCTCGGCTTCACCCCGCCACGGCCCCTGCGGATCTTCTATCTGCAGGCCGAGATCCAGTATCACTATCTGCGCGAGCGGCTGAAGCAGATTGCCCTGCCGCCGGATATCCTCGCCGCGGCGCGCGACACCTTTGTGGCTACGCCGAAGCTGAAGATGCTGCTCGATCAGGAAGGCAGCGTGCGCGTTGCGCAGGCCATCCGCACGGCCTTCCCCGAGGCCCCGCCCGACATCATCTGCGTCGACCCGATCCGCAACCTCTTCGATGGCGGGCCGGACGGCGGCGGCGAGAATGACAACACCGCCATGATGTTCTTCCTCAAGGAACGCGTGGAAGTCCTGCGCGACCATATCGATCCCGATTGCGGGTTGATCCTGGTCCATCACACCAAGAAACTCTCGAAGCAGCAGGTGAAAGACGATCCCTTTCTGGCCCTCTCCGGCGCCAGCGCGCTCCGGGGCTTCTACACTTCCGGTTTGATCCTGCACCGGCCCGATGAAGAGGCCTCGGCGCGCAAGCTGGAAATCGAACTGCGGAACGGGCCCGCATTGCCGGCCAAGCTGATCGACAAGCTGGGTGGTCAATGGGTCGAGCTGAACCCGATGAACGAGCGGCTGGTGCGCCAGGAGGCCGGTGCCAGGCATGACGCCGAGCGCGAGCGGAAGCGCGATGTGATCCTCTCGATCCTGCATGACGAGGCGGCCGAGGGGCGGCTCTATACCTCGACCCAGTTCCGCGAGGCGTTCGAGAACCAGCGCGGCCTCGGTAGCCAGTTCACCATCCGCGACCGGATCAACGTTCTGGCGACCAAGGGCGATATCCGCTTCCTGCGGGACGGACGACAATTCGGCCATGCGATGGTTCGATCCCGCTTCGGATATCTCTGTGTCGAGGGCATGCAGTTCGGCCGCGACGGGCGGGTCGATCCCGAGACCGGAGAGGTGCTGAACGGGTCAATTCCGGTCCTCCCGAGCCACTATAAATCCCCCTCAAACGGGCAATGCATGGACCTTGAAGACCCCTCTGACTGGTCGATCTGGGAGGGTGAAAATGCCTGATTTGGGCTTGTACGTCCTCTGTTCGACCTCAGGACGAACATGTACGTCCTCCGCCGTTGTTCGTCCTCAATCCAATGAAATCAATCACTTGAGGCAAAAAGAGGTCGAACATGTTCGTCCTCTTGTACGTCCTCTGTTTGTCCTCGAAACGCATTTTAAATCAGCACCTTACGCTGAAAAGAGGACGAACAATGAAAGCCCCCATACTACGTATGGGGAGGCCAACCGGCAGGTTTGGCCTCTCCGCCCATACGTCGAGGGGTATCCGCGCGGGCGGGCTATTCGGTCGGATGCCACCATCATGGACCGGCCGGGACAGGACCGCCTTCACACACCAAACCACCGCGACGAGGAGATGACGATGGCTGCAACAATCCTGAAAAACGGGGCGCAGGAGACCACGGTTCTGGCGCAGATGCCGGACCAGCCCATTCGCACCGTGCTCGCCCTCGATCTCGGCACCACCACCGGCTGGGCCCTGCGCGGCCCGGACGGGTTGATCACCAGCGGCACGGCATCCTTCCGTCCTGGCCGCTATGACGGCGGCGGCATGCGCTATCTGCGCTTCACCAATTGGCTGGGCGAGCTGGAACGCCTGTCCGGCCCGATTGCTGCTATCTGGTTCGAGGAGGTCCGCCGTCATTCCGGGACCGACGCGGCCCATGTCTTTGGCGGCCTCATGGCCACGCTGACCGCATGGGCGGAGCTGCGCGGCGTGCCCTATGCCGGTGTCCCGGTCGGCACCATCAAGCGCCACGCCACCGGCAAGGGCAATGCACCGAAACAGGCGATGATCGACGCGGCCCGTGCCCGTGGCTTGAGCCCGGCCGACGATAACGAGGCCGACGCCATCGCCATCCTGCTCTGGGCCATCGAGACCAATGGAGGGACGCAATGACCGGCATGCGCTTCACGCCCAAGGGCTATGGCGGCCAGCGCCGCAATCCCGATGAGGTCAAACGCGATGGCTGGCGGGAACAGGGCCTGCTGGCCGTCGCCCTCGACGATGCCCGGCTGACCTGGCCGGAACGCGAACTGGTTCGCCAGCTGGGCGAATGTCTCTATGGCAGGCAGGATAAGGAGGCACGTCATGGCTGATTGGACGATGGCACGGGTCGAGGACCGGCTGGAGAGCGCAGCGGATGTCTGGCGCGCGCTGCCCGGGATCCGGCCGCAGGGCTTCTTCAATGCCTGGCCCGAGTATCAGCATGGCGCCGGAGATCAGGTCGGTCAGGAGCCCGAGATGCGGCGGCCCCGGCCATCACCGCGCCAGATCACCGAGGCCGAGGAAACGCTGCTCTGGCTGCGCTGGCTCGAGAAGGACGATGCCCGGATCGTCTGGCTTAGGGCGGAGCGCGCACCGTGGAAGAAGATCTGTTGGGAGATGGGCGTGAGCCGCCCGGCCGCCAACCGGCACTGGCAATACGGCATCGCCCTGATCACCTGGCGGCTCAATGGGCGCGTGCCGCCTTCGAAGCGCTCGCAGCGTTTTGTCGTCGAGAACGCAGATGACCTGTCAAGAAAAATCGTCCTGTGACGAAATTTTCGGTGAGACATCGGAAGGGGTTCATCATTCCGGGTCCGAGGCCTACAAAAGGGACATGCTCGGGAGAGGCGCGCGCGGGTCGGACCGCGCCGCTGGTCTCCGGAGTCCAGGCGGGGTCCAGCCAGAATCCAGAGGCGCTAAGCCTTTGATATCTTGGTTCCTTCCTGGGGATTTTTCTATGCTGGCGGGCGAAGCGCGGCGCATCGCCAGTGACAGGGCTGATTTTTTGGGAAGCCACCCCGTCCGGAATCCACCCGCGCCACGCTGAAAACCACAAAAAAATCAAACCCATGGACCCGGATTCCACCCTGGCCACTGGACCCTTCGCGGAGTCCAGTCTGGCCGCTGGCATCCGGAGTCCTGTGTATCCACCCCCATTCGAGGCGAACCCACCCCCATGACGCTGAGCTTTGCCCCAGAGCGGATCGAAACCTGGCCGCTGTCGCGCCTGCAGCCCTATGCGAAGAATGCGAAGCTGCATGGCGCCGATCAGGTCGCGAAGCTAGCCGCCAGCATGACCGAGTTCGGCTGGACCGTGCCCTGTCTTGTTGGCGAGGATGGCGAACTGATCGCGGGCCATGGCCGGGTGCTGGCCGCGACGCAGCTCGGGCTGAGCGAGGCGCCGGTAATCGTGCTCGGGCATCTGACCGAGGCGCAGCGCCGGGCCTATCGTTTGGCCGACAACAAACTGACCGAACTCGGCAGCTGGGATGAAGCGCTGCTCTCGGCGGAACTGAACGATCTGCTGGCCGAGGACTACGACTTGTCGCTGGTCGGATTTTCCGATGGCGAGTTGGACAAGCTGCTGGCCTTCGTGCCGGAGGGTGAGGACGAGGATCAGGGCGGCAACAGTAGCTCAGTGCCGCCGGTGACGACCCCCGAACCGCCGCGCAATCCGATCTCGCGCACCGGAGATCTCTGGATCCTCGGCGACCATCGGCTGCTCTGCGGCGACAGCACCTCGCACGATGACGTGCGCCGCCTGATGAATGGCGAGCGCGCCATCCTGTTCGCGACCGACCCGCCCTATCTGGTGGACTATGACGGCTCGAACCACCCGACCCGGAACAAGGACTGGTCGCAGTCCTACGGCGTGACCTGGGACGACAGCAGCCAGGGCGCCGAACTCTATGACGGGTTCATCTCTGCGGCTGTCGCCGAGGCGATCACCGAAGATGCGGCCTGGTATTGCTGGCACGCCTCACGACGTCAGGCGATGCTGGAAGCCTGCTGGGAAAAGGTCGGGGCCTTCGTCCATCAGCAGATCATCTGGGTGAAAGATCGCGGTGTCCTGACCCGGTCCCACTACCTCTGGAAGCACGAGCCTTGCTTCATGGGCTGGCGCCGCCCGAACCGGCCGCCGAAGGTGGCCGAGGGCACGCTGCCCTCGACCTGGGAAATGCCGAGCTTTGCCAAGGACGAGCGCCCCGACCACCCGACGCCGAAACCGCTCGACGCTTTCGGCATCCCGATGCGCCAGCATGTCGCCCGCGGCGGGCTCTGCTACGAGCCGTTTTCCGGATCTGGCTCGCAGATCATGGCGGGCGAGGCCAATGGCCGCCGCGTCTTTGCGATGGAAATCAGCCCCGCCTATGTCGATGTCGCCGTGGAACGCTGGCAGGCCGAAACCGGGCGCGAGGCCATTCTCGATGGTGACAGCAAGAGTTTCGCGGCGGTGAAGGCCGAACGGTCGGACACCGCGACATCCGATCCGACACAGAAATCTGCAGGCTGAGGCAATGCATGACCTGGCTCTACCTTCCTCCGGAAGCGATTCGGGAACCGGAGACGCATGCCTCCATGGCCTCTCGCTCTGCTCCGGCGCCGGTGGCATCGACCTCGGACTCACCATCGCCATCCCCGGATATCGAACTGTGGGCCATGTCGAACGGGAAACCTACGCCGCGGCCATTCTCGTGGCGCGGATGGAAGACGCGTCCCTGGATCGGGCTCCTGTCTGGGACGATGTTGCCACCTTCGACGGCCGACCTTGGCGCGGCGCGGTGGACGTCGTCACGGCGGGCTATCCGTGCCAGCCATTCTCCGTCGCGGGCAAACGCAGGGGCGCAGACGACCCGCGCCATCTCTGGCCCCATGTCGCCCGCATCATCGGCGAGATCGAGCCGCCCTTCGTCTTCCTCGAGAATGTCGCCCATCATCTCCGCCTCGGCTTCCCCGAAGTCGCCGCAGGACTGGTCGGCATGGGCTATCGCCTTGCGGCAGGCCTCTTCACGGCGGCGGAAGTCGGTGCGCCCCATCGGCGCGAGCGGCTCTTCATCCTCGCCACCCGCGAGGGCGACGAGCTGGCCGACCCCGCGCGCCTGCTCTGGCACCCGCTCGAGTGGCGGGAACCGGACGGAATTGCTGCGCCTCTGGCCGACGCCGAGGGCCAGCGCCAACGAGAACCGGCAGACGAAGCCGACGCCTTCGCAAGCGGCGGGTCAGCACGGGATGAACCTTGCGACGACGGCCGCGATGTGGCCGACGCCGATGGCAACCGACGGCAACAAGCCGAGCGCGGGCAATCGCCGCTCGGCCGATCTGACCCATTCGGCGGGCATGTGGATGACGCCGACGGCGCGGGATCACAAAGATGGGGCGACAACATTGGCGAATACGCCGGTGAACGGCCTGCTTGGCCGCCAGGTCCTGGTGACGCCGATGGCTGGGCGCGATACCTGCGTATCGCCCCGGACATTGAACCCGCTGTTCGTCGAGGCGCTGATGGGCTGGCCCACCGGGTGGACCGCCTTCGCCTCTGTGGCAACGGCGTGGTCCCGCTGGTTGCGGCGCATGCGCTGCGAACTTTGGCGGCTGAGCTTTTGGCCGGTGGCTGAGGCGGCTGTTCGAGACGCTGCGGATCCGGCACAGCCCCGTCAGCAGGCAGGATGATCGGCGAGGACCGAGATCATCTCCTCGACCCATTCGGGATCCTCGCTGCGGAGCAGGACGGCAACGAGCAGTTGCACGTTGCGGGAGACGGGCGCCTCCGGATCCTTTTCGGACAGATAGAAGGTGAACTCACCGTCCTCGGTGACAACCAGCGCAGAGGCGCCTGCAGGGAGAACGCTGCCCTGATCGGTATGAATGTCGGTCATGTCGTTACCAGTAATATGTATGAGGTTTGTGATTGCCGAGATCCCAGACCAGGCGGTCGGCATCCGATCCTTTCAGCAGCCCGCGCAATTGCCGAGCGGCCCGCCGACGGCGCGGTCGGCTGTGATACAGGATGTTCCAGTGTCCGGGCGTTCCGTTGGGGAATGCGCCGGTGCTGCGGCTCTTTATGCGGGGTTTCTTGCGCTTGTGATTCATCATTCTCGCTCCGGTGGATTGCAGACATGCGAATGTCTGCGCCCGGAGGGGCGCGAATGAGGTGACAGCGATATGGGTCGGAAGTGGGATAATTTTTGCGAGGTCCGGATAGCACGAACCGGCCCCAAGGTAAACGCCGCCCCTGTCAGGACGGCGACGAATGGTTCGGGGAAAGTTCCGCCTCGAGCTAGAGAAAGGCCCGATGCTGGCGGACGCGCGCGGCCAGTTTCGGCAGGCCCTTGGCGGTCAGGTCGAGCACGAATTCCGGCGGCGAGTAAGGCGGGTTCCTGTATTGCGCGCGCAGCTGCCGAAGCACGGCAAGAGCCTCGGCGGGATAGAGATCGAAGGTGCGGGACAGAAATTCGTCGGCATCGATTGCCTCGATGTCATAGGGTTCGAGCCGCTCTGCCGGGAAATCCGCGAGATTGTCGGTGACGATATGCTGGGCACCACATTGAATGGCCGCCGCCAAAACATGGCGGTCGTCGGGATCGGGCAGATTCACGGCGCCAATAAGGGGCTCATGCCCCGTGACCAAGGCTTCGGGGAAATGCTCCTGCATGGCACGTTGCTGGGAGCGGACGCTGTCTTCGAGATGGGGCTTCTGAGCCAGAAGGTTCCGCGTCCATTCATCGAGGATCTGTTCCGACCAACGGGCTCGGAAAAGTCCGGCATGGTAGAAGCGCAGCAGAACGTCTCGCTTCCGGAAGGGAAACAGGACATTCGCATCGAGGAGAACGACGAAGCGGTCGGCAACGTGCTTCACGAGGCGTCAAACTCCTGGCCCAGCCGGGCGAGATCGTCGAGCGCCGCGCTGCGCGCTGCATCGCGACGTTCCTTATAGGCCATCAGATCGGCATGCATGACGCGGCGATGAGAGCCCACGGGAATGAAGGGGATCTCGCCTTCCTTCAGCAGCTTGCTCAGATAGGGGCGCGAGACATTCAGGATATCGGCGGCCTGCTGGGTGGTCAGCATCGCCCCCGTTGGCACCAGAGTCACCATGTCGCCGCGTGCGACATGCCCCAGAAGATCGATCATCAGATCGGCGATGGCGGGCGCAAGCCGTACCGGTTCACCGTCATCACCCCGGATTTCCAGTGCGCCGTTCTCCGCACGCGCCGTCGCCAGCGCCGTCGCGGCCTCGGCTGCGCTAGCGATTTCCTCACGCGTCGGCAGACGGTGGGTCAGGTCGATCACTTCGGCAGTGTTATCCATGTCGGCCTCCATCAGGTCAGTCTCATAGGGGTAGATAGCCACGCAGGCCTGCTCTCTCAAGTGAAATAACAGAAACAAGTGAAAAAAGCGTAACGGAAAATGCCGCCCGAAGATTCCGGGCGGCGCTCGGTTTCGGGCGTGATCAGGCTGGGAGGTGATACACCCTTCCGCGCCCCTCGACCTTCTCTGAGGTCACCTCCAACCCCAGCCGCTTCTTCAGCGCCCCGGCCATGGCTCCGCGCACGGTATTCGGCAGCCAGCCAGTGGCGGAGGCGAGTTCCTCGATGGTCGCGCCTTCCGGCGCGCGCAGCATGGTGATCAACACCGCCTGCTTGCTGCCCTCGCGCGGGCTGCGCGTCCTGGGCTCCGAGGCGGCAGGTCCGGCATCGATGTCTTTGGTTTTCACGATGGTGGGCAGCGTGAGTTTGGTCATGGGATCGTCTCCAGTGGCAGGGCCGCGACCATCGCGGCCCTCCTACGACCCCGAGCCGCGCAGACGCGCGGCGGGAGCTCCGGAGGATCCGGAGATCAGTCCGCGAATTCGCCTTCCCTGAAGGCACTGTCGGTGATCCGCTTCAGCAGGCTGGCATAATGCTCGAGACTGCCGACATCGCCCCAGGTCACCGCGTCGGGATGGATGTTGAAATGATCCCCGGTGAGAGCCTGCAGCCGGGCCAGCATGGCGTCGATCTCGGCCTTCTTGGCGATGAAAGCAGCAAGGGCTGCTTCATGGTTGCGACGCGCCTTCTCGGCGCGAAGCTCGTGGCGCGGCGTGGTGATCGGGTTCAGGCGGGTCATCGTGGCGGCTCCGGGGTGAGTTGCATCGTCTCTCTGGATCGACGTTCCCTCTGTCCCCGCCGCTTATCAACTCCATAAACACCTGAATCTGAATGATAACCGGAGCACACCATGCAGGGGCTGAGCGAGCGCCAATATGCCGCCCGCGTCGGCCTCTCGCGGGGCGCAATCCAGAAGGCCAAGGCCGCCGACCGGCTGGTGCTCTTTTCCGATGGCAGCATCAATGCCGAGGCGAGCGATTCCAGGCGCGCCGAGACAACCGATCCATCGAAGACCAGGACAGCACCGGCACCGAAGCTGAAACCGGTCCCTGAGGCTGCCGTCGCCTCGGTCGGGGAAACCCTGCGCGAACAGGGTCTGGCCGCGCCGCCTGTCGGCAGCGGGACCACCTTCCTGCAGGCCAAGACTGCGAACGAAGTGCTGAAGGCGCAGGAACGGCGGTTGCGGCTGCAAAAGCTGAAGGGCGAGCTGATCGACCGCGCCCGGGCGCTATCGCTGGTCTTCCGCCTCGCGCGGCAGGAACGCGATGTCTGGGTGAACTGGCCCGCCCGCGCCGCCGCTCTGATGGCCGCCGATCTGGGCGTCGAGCCCGCCATGATGCAAAAGGTTCTGGAAAACCATGTCCGCGCCCAACTCGACGATCTTGCCGAGGTCAAACCCGACCTCCGATGATGCGGGTGACGCGGGCGATTTCGACGGCGCGGCGGAGATCCTGCGCGCCTGGTGTGCGGGCCTGACCCCGGATGCCGATCTGACCGTTTCGGAATGGGCCGATCGGCACCGGAAGCTCTCGGGCCGCGCCTCGGCCGAACCGGGGCGCTACCGCACCGCCCGCACGCCCTATATGCGCGAGATCATGGACCGGCTCTCCACCGGCGATCCGACGCAGCGCATCGTCTTCATGAAGGCGGCGCAGGTAGGGGCGACCGAGGCCGGAAACAACTGGATCGGCTTTGCCATTCATCAGGCGCCGGGGCCGATGCTGGCGGTCCAGCCGACGGTCGATCTGGCCAAACGAAACTCGCGGCAGCGGATCGATCCGCTGATCGAGGAAAGCCCGGAACTGCGGGAACGGGTGAAACCGGCGCGGTCGCGCGATGCCGGCAATACCATGCTGTCGAAGGAATTCGCCGGCGGCATCCTGATCATGACCGGGGCCAATTCCGCCGTCGGGCTGCGCTCGACCCCGGCGCGCTACATCTTTCTCGACGAGGTCGATGCCTATCCGGCCTCGGCCGATGAGGAAGGCGATCCGGTCACACTGGCCGAGGCCCGCTCGCTGACCTTCGCCCATCGACGTAAGGTCTTCCTGGTCTCGACCCCGACCATCCGGGGGCTGAGCCGGATCGAGCGGGAGTACGAGGCAAGTGACCAGCGGCGCTATTTCGTGCCATGCCCGCATTGCGGGGCGATGCAATGGCTGAAATTCGACCGGCTGCGCTGGCAGAAGGGTCACCCGGAAACGGCGGAATATCTCTGCGAGGGTTGCGAGACCCCTATCGCCGAACACCACAAGACCGCGATGCTGGAGGCTGGCGCATGGCGGGCGACCGCCAGCGCGGCCGATCCCTCGACCGTCGGCTATCACCTCTCGGCGCTCTATTCGCCGATCGGCTGGCTCAGTTGGGAGCGGATCGTGCGGGCCTGGGATGCGGCGCAGGGCTCGGACGAGGCGATCAAGGCGTTTCGCAACACCATCCTCGGTGAGACATGGGTCGAAACCGACGAGGCGCCGGACTGGCAGCGGCTCTATGACCGCCGCGAGGCGTGGAAACCGGGTACCGTGCCCGCAGGCGGTTTGTTTCTGACCGCCGGGGCGGACGTGCAGAAGGACCGGATCGAGGTCGATATCTGGGCCTGGGGCCGTGGTCTCGAGAGCTGGCTCGTCGATCACATCGTCATTGACGGCGGGCCGGATCGGTACGAGGCCTGGTCGGAACTGACGGTGCTTCTGGACCGGTCCTGGCCACATGAAAACGGCGCGCATCTGCGGATTGCGCGGCTTGCCATCGATACCGGCTATGAGGCACCCGCCGTCTATGCCTGGTCGCGCAAGACCGGCTTCGCGCAGGTCGCACCGGTCAAGGGTGTCGAGGGATTCAACCGCGCAAGCCCGGTCTCGGGTCCGACCTTCGTCGATGCGACCGAGGGCGGGAAAAGACTGCGGCGTGGGGCGCGGCTCTGGACCGTGGCGGTTTCCACCTTCAAGGCCGAGACCTACCGCTTCCTGCGGCTGGAACGGCCGACCGAGGAGGAACGCGCCGAGGGTGCCGGGTTCCAGCCCGGCACGATCCATCTGCCGCATTGGATCGAAAGCGAATGGCTGAAGCAGTTCGTCGCCGAGCAGCTGGTAACCGTGCGCACCAAGCGCGGCTTCGCCCGGCTCGAATGGCAGAAGCTGCGCGAGCGCAACGAGGCGCTGGATTGCCGGGTCTATGCCCGCGCCGCCGCCTGGATCGCCGGTGCCGATCGCTGGCCCGACGAGAAATGGCGCGACCTCGAGGATCAACTCGGGACGCTGCCTGCCGACAATGACCCGGCTGGACAGGTTCACAGACAGATGGGCTCAGCCCCGAACAAGAGACAATCGGATTGGCTCGGCCGCCGGGGAGGATGGTTTTGATGATGACGGGCTGGACGGAAACCGAACTCGCGGCCCTGCGCCGCGCCTATGCCAGCGGCACGACCCGGGTCAGCTACGACGGCAAGTCGGTGGATTACGGCTCGGCCGAAGACCTGCTGGCCCGCATCCGTACCATCGAGCGCGCCATCGCCGGGACAACCCGACCGCTGCCGGTTTCCGGGCTCGCTGGCTTCTCGCGCGGGGATCGTTGATGGCGGCGAATTGGATCGACTGGGCAATGGCGTCCATTGCCCCGCGCATGGCGGCGCGGCGCGTCATGGCGCGGCAAGCCTTCGAGGGGCTGACCCGCGGCTATGATGGCGCTGCCAAAGGGCGCCGCACCGATGGCTGGCGGACAGGTGCCGCCTCGGCCGATACCGAGATCGGCATCGCCGGGGCGCTCTTGCGCGACCGGATGCGCGATCTGGTGCGCAACAACCCGCACGCAGCCAAGGCCGTGGCGGTGCTGGTGAACAACATCATCGGCGCGGGGATCATGCCGCGCGCCGCCAGTGGCGACGACACGCTCGACCGGAAGGTCGACGCGCTGTTCGAGCGGTGGACGTCGGACTGCGATGCCGGCGGCCAGCTCGACTTCTACGGCCTGCAGACGCTGATCTGCCGCGAGATGGTCGAAGCGGGTGAAGTGCTGGTCCGTCGCCGTTTGCGGCGAGCGACCGACGGCCTGGTCGTGCCGCTGCAGTTGCAGGTGCTGGAGGCCGACTTACTCGACGCCACCAAATCCGGCGCCCTCGGCGATGGCCGTCTGGTTCAGGGCATCGAGTTCGACCCGGTCGGCAAGCGCCGGGCCTACTGGCTGCACGCCGAGCACCCGGGCGACGCCTACGGGGCCTTGCAGAACGGGTTGCAGAGCCGCCCGGTCCCGGCGACCGAGATCGCCCATGTCTATGAAAAGCAGCGCACGCAGGCGCGCGGCGTTCCCTGGGGCGCCCCGGTGATCCGCAGCTTGCGCGATCTCGACGATTACGAGGTCGCGGAACTGGTCCGGAAGAAGACTGAGGCCTGCGTCACCGCCATCGTCTTCGGCGACGACGAGGCGCAGCAGGGCATCGCGCCCTCCGTGGTGGACGCCGACGGCAACCGGGTCGAGCAGTTCGAGCCCGGGCTGATCGCCTATGCGCGCGGCGGCAAGGACATCCGGTTCAACCAGCCTTCCGCCACCGGCGGCTACGGCGAATACAAGCGTGCCAGTCTGCACACGATCTCGGCCGGATTCCGCGTGCCCTATGAGTTGCTGACCGGGGATCTCTCTCAGGTCAACTATTCCTCGATCCGGGCCGGGCTCGTCGAGTTCCGCCGCATGATCGATGCGGTGCAATGGCAGCTGTTCATTCCGATGCTCTGCATGCCGGTCTGGCGCTGGTTCACCGAAGCCGCATGGGCGGCCGGCCATATCCCGTCACCCCATGTGCCGGTCGAATGGTCGCCCCCGAAATTCGATGCGGTCGATCCTTACAAGGATGCGATGGCCGATCTGCTGGCGATCCGCTCGGGCACCATGACGCTGGCGCAGGCCATCGCCCGACAGGGCCACAATCCCGACGCGGTTCTGGCGGAGATCGCCGCGACCAATGCCCGGCTCGACGAGCTGGGGCTGGTTCTCGACAGCGATCCGCGCCGCGTCACCAAGACCGGCAGCGCGCAATCGACCGAGCCCGCCAACGATCCGCCCGACGACGATGCCGATCCGGCCGCAACCGATCCACAGGAGAAATAGGGCCATGCCCGAGACCACCATGCCCGCGCCGGTATCGCTGCCGATGCAGACGCGGCGAGAACCCATCCTGCCCGCGAGCGTCGATGTCGGGACCCGCTCCGTCGACGTCGTCTTCACCACCGGCGCCCCGGTCAGACGACGGCGCTGGACCGGCTGGGACAGCTCCGTTCCCTTCGACGAGATCCTCGAGGTCAGCGAAGGCGCGATCGATCTGTCGCGGCTGAATGCCGGGGCACCCGCACTCGACAGCCATTCGGTCTGGTCCTCGCATTCGCAGGTCGGCGTGGTCGAACGCGCCTGGATCGAGGGCAAGGAAGGCAAGGCCACCATCCGCTTTCCGCGCGAGGGGCTCGATCAGGCCGCCGATCGCATGTTCGGCCTGATCAGCGACGGCATCATCCGCAATGTCTCGGTCGGCTATTCCATCGACCGGGTGAAGGTGGTCGAACCCGCCAGCCGCGACGAGGTCGAGCGCCGCATCGTCGAGCGCTGGACCCCGCTCGAGGTCAGTTTCGTCACCGTCCCGGCCGATCCCCAGGCGCAGGTCCGCGCCGCGGATCAGGCCAGCTATCCCATCCAGTTCATCGAGACCCGCTCGCAAAAGGAGGCATCCATGCCCGAGACCACGACCGTTGCCGCGGGACATGATCCCGCAACCAACTCGACCCACCAGCAGCCGGGTGCTGCGGTGATCGAAACCCGCGCCGCAGAAACCGGCAACCAAACGCAGGCAACTCCCGCGCCCGATCCCGAGGCCGTCGCGACCCGCGCCCGCGAGGCCGAACGCGAGCGCGTCTCCACCATCTACGATCTGGCCGGGCGCCTGAGCCTCGAGCGCGGCTTTGCCGAGGATCTGGTGCAACGCGGTACCGGGCTCGATGAAGCGCGCCGCCTGATCCTCGATCAGGTCGCCGCCAAATCCGAGGAGGTCCGGACCTTCAGCCAGGTCTCGATCCCGCTTGGCGGTCGCGATGAGCAGATCACGCGCCGCGATGCCGTGGCCAATGCGCTGCTCCACCGCTACAGCCCGACGCTCTTCCCGCTTGAGGATGCGGCGCGGCAATATCGCGGCATGACGCTTCTGGAACTCGCCCGCGAAAGCCTCGGCAATGCCGGCACCTCCACCCGCGGCCTGTCCCGCGACGAGGTGGCGACGCGCGCCCTGCATTCGACCTCGGATTTCCCCGAGATCCTGGCGGCCGTCACCAACAAGACCCTGCGTCAGGCCTATGACGCCTATCCGCGGACCTTCTCGCTCTTCTGCCGTCAGGTGCTGGCGACGGATTTCAAATCCATGCACCGGGTCCAGCTGGGCGAAGCCCCGCAACTCCTGGAAGTGGGCGAAAGCGGCGAGTTCAAGCGCGGGACGCTCGGCGAGAGCAAGGAAAGCTACCGCGTGAAGACCTATGGCCGGGTCGTCGCCATCACCCGCCAGGTGCTGATCAATGACGATCTCGATGCCTTCACCCGGATCCCGGCGATGTATGGCAACTCCATCGCCCAGCTGGAATCGGACGTGGTCTGGGGCATCATCACCGCGAACCCGGCCATGGCCGATGGCACCGCGCTCTTCCATGCCAATCACAAGAACCTGGCCGCTACCGGCTCGGCGCTGGCGGTCGATGCCGTGGGCGCCGCCCGTGCGGCCATGGCGAAACAGACCGGGCTCGACAAGAAGACGGTGCTGAACATCCGCCCCGCCTTCCTGATCGTGCCTGCCGCGCTGGAACTGAAGGCCGAGCAGCTGGTCGCCCAGAACCTCGTCCCCGCTGCGACCTCCAGCGTGGTGCCGCAGTCGATCCGCACGCTCTCGCCGATCAGCGAGCCGCGCCTCGATGCCGCCAGCGCCACCGCCTGGTATCTGGCCGCGAGCCCGAACCAGATCGACACCATCGAGTACGCCTATCTCGAGGGCCAGCAGGGCGCCTACATCGAGACGCGCAACGGCTTCGACGTCGACGGGGTCGAGATCAAGTGCCGCCTCGACTTCGGCGCCAAGGCCATCGACTGGCGCGGTCTCTACAAGAACCCGGGCGCGTAAGTCGCGCTTCTTGAACCCCGACACGCGGGCGGTCCTGACGGGCCGCCTTTCGTCTTTCCACGAGGATCCCCATCATGAAAAACTACGTCCAGCCCGGCAACACCATCACCCTGACCGCGCCCTATGCCCTCGCCTCCGGCGACGGCCTGCTCGTCGGCTCGATCTTCGGCATCGCGGCTGGCACCGCCGCCCTCGGCGAGCCCGTCGAGACCGCGCTCATCGGCGTCTTCGACATCACAAAGGTCGGCTCCCAGGCCTGGACCGCGGGTGCCAGGATCTACTGGGACGATACCAACAAGCGCACCACCAACGTGGCCACCTCGAACACGCTGATCGGTGTCGCCACCGAGGCAGTCGCGGGCGGGGCCGGAGACACCATCGGCAGAGTGCGGCTCAACGGGGCGTTCTGATGAGCGCCTTCGCCGCCGCCGTTGGCGCGCTCTTCTCCGATCCGAACATCGGCCGGGATGCGGTCTACACGCCCGAGGGCGGCGCGCCCGTTCTGGTGCGCGTCGTCGCCCGGCGCGCGGACGCGGTTACGGATTTCGGCGATGCAAGGATCTGGTCCGAGACCACGCGCGTGGATCTGCAGGTGGCCGAGGTGGCGAACCCGCGCCCCGGCGACAGGGTCGAGATCGACAGCGAAGCCTTCCTCATTCAAAGCGAGCCAGTTCGCGACCGCGAGCAGCTCGTCTGGACTGTCGATCTGAGGCCCGCGTGAAACTGAAGCTCGACATCGATCCCGACATCGTCGCGATGATGCAAGCCGAGGTCGCGACGGGCGAACGCGCCGTGACCGCTGCCATGCGCAAGGCTGGAACCGGGCTGAAGGCCGCGTGGCGCTTGCAGGTCACCGGCGCAGGGCTTGGCGCACGGCTCGCCAACACGATCCGCAGCCAGACGTTTCCGAGGTCTGGCGAGAGCCTCGACGCAGCAGCGCTCGTCTGGTCCCAGGCCCCGGTCATCGTCGGCGCGCATGACACCGGCCCGCTGATCCGCTCGAAGAACGGGTTCTGGCTGGCGATCCCGCTACCCGCGGCAGGCAAGTCGCTGCGCGGCGGCCGGATCACCCCAGGCGAATGGGAACGGCGTCGCGGGTTGCGCCTGCGCTTCGTCTATCGCCGGACGGGCCCGAGCCTGCTGGTGGCCGAAGGACGGCTGAACACCAAAGGCCAAGCGGTCGTGTCGCGATCAAAGACCGGGCGCGGCAAGGTCACCGCGCCGATTTTCCTGCTGGTGCCGCAGGTGAAGCTGCCGAAACGGCTCGACCTCGCGCGGGATGCAGATCGGGCACTGGACAGCGTGCCGGGGCTGATCGTGGCGAACTGGGTGGACGGCAAATTCGGATAGCTACCCGACGTGGACCGTAACGTCATAGCCCAGAGACTTGAGAGATTTCGACGTTCGCCCGTTCCGAGGTGGGAAGCGATCCGGTAGCGCCCACCCCACGAGTTCGCCCAGTGCACTGACCCCGAGACCTTCGATTTTCCATTTCGGGTCATGAAATGCGGTCCAGAGGCGCTCGGGCAACTGTGCCTCCGGACCACCATAGAGGATGAACTTCAAGAGGTGCTTCACGTCGTTGCCGCCTGCGGACTTGTCGCCCCAAATCCGCATCGAGAGCGCGTCGACCTTTTCCGGTATCGTGTACGTCGTTCCGTCCTCACGAAGACCTACAGCCTTGTTGGCGACGCGTCGCGCATAGTCCTTGATGGAATGTATGCCCATGCAGATCTCGCGGAAGGCCTCATAGTCCATATCGTCGATGGCCTCGGCAGTGAGCGCCTCACGCAGCATGGGTGCGGTGGAATTCAACATGACGTCCTCTTCGGACGGGGCCTTGGGCAGATTGCGCCACCAATTGATGGCGTCTGCGAGCGCGGCATCAGGGTTCCGCTTGTTCTGTTCGAAATGGTCGGCGTAGAGGGCTCTGCGCCCATCGAAGGTGCGCTGGTAGTAGTGTGCATGGAGGAACTGATCGCCCTGAGCGCCTGCAGGCGCATTGGCGTCGATCCAGGAGGGTCTGTTCTCGGGCTTGCTCACCAAGTTCCCGATATCGCGAAGCTGCTGAAGAGTAGAGTGCCATTCCTCGAGGAATGCCTCGCGGCGGCGGTCATTGGCCTTCTTCTTCCCGGTCTGCACGAGCCCGGACCACTTGTTGAAACTCGGGCTTTTCCAGAACTCGTCGGAAGGCGGCTCCGAGCTGGCTAGCTGCTTTGCGCGCTTCAGCATGACAGCGAGTAACTCGTCTGTCAGCGGTGTCGAGTTCCGATCAAGCACAGCGAAGAGTTCAAGGATATCTTCTGCCATTTCATCTGTGATCTCGGCCTCGGGAAAGAAGCAGCCGGCCTCGACGTTCTTGTACCAGGCACTCGCAGAGAGGTTCGCGGAGCCGATGTAGAGGCCGTACTCGCGCCACCAGATTACCTTCGCATGGTGATGCTGAACGAGGCGGCATTGGAAACGGGCCGACTTGCGGGCGAGGAACGAGGACAAGATGGAAGGTTTGACCGCGACGCCTTCGTCGAGGCGACCGTAATACTTGAGCGGAATGCCGTTGTTCCAACACCAGTCAAATAGAAGATCCATTTCGGTCGCGTACGCGACCGCTGCCAGAACCTCCTGCGTCTCAGCGGCCGCGTTCAGCGTGATGTTGGTGAGATAGTTCCCGTTTATGCCGCCCATCATCAGTTGCATCGTAATCTCGTCGATTTGGTTTGCTTTTCGACACCTTAGACGAAAGCGCGGATATGCCCACCCCACGCGAAACCATCCTCGCCGCGCTGCACGCGCGGCTTTCGGCGTTGCCCGTCACCGCCCTGCGTGGCGAGGTGCTGCCCGAGCGCGTGCCAGCCGAGGGCCTGCTGATCCTGCGCGACGGCGAGCCAGGGGAGCCCGAGGTCACGTTGTCGCCGCTGACCTACCACTACCAGCACCGAGTCGAGATCGAGGCCGTTGTGCAGGGCGCCGACCGTGACGCCGCCTTCGACACGCTGACCGCCAGCATCGGCGCGGCGCTCGCGGCCGACCGCACGCTCGGCGGCCTCTGCGACTGGGTCGAGGCGGAAGCGCCGAGGCCAGTCGATCTGCCGGTCGACGGCGCGGCCAGCCTGAAGGCGGCCGTGATCCCGGTCGTCCTTCACTACACCACGGCCGACCCGCTCGGCTGACCCCGACAACCCGAGGAGAACACCATGGCACGAGCCCAAGGGGCGCGGGCGCAGATGGCGCTTGCGTTCGAGACTGTCTACGGTACGCCGCCCGCAGGCGGCTTCACGAAGCTGCCCTTCGCCAGCACCACGCTCGGCGCGGAGCAGCCGCTACTGAACTCCGAGCTGCTCGGCTATGGCCGCGATCCGCTGGCGCCGATCAAGGACGCAGTGACGGCCGACGGCGATGTCGTGGTGCCGCTCGACGCCGAGGCTTTCGGCTTCTGGCTGAAGGCGGCCTTCGGGGCGCCGACGACGACCGGCACCGGCCCCTGGACGCACGAGTTCCAGTCGGGTGCCTGGACCCTGCCGAGCCTCTCCATCGAGACCGGCATGCCCGAGGTGCCGCGCTACGCCATGTATTCCGGTTGCGTGCTCGACCAGATCACCTGGCAAATGCAGCGCTCGGGGCTGCTGACCGCCACGGCGCGCTTGGTTGCGCAGGGCGAAACGGTCGGCACGACCACCAGCGCCGGCACGCCCGCCGCGCTGGAGCTGAAGCGCTTCGGCCATTTCAACGGGTCGATCACTCGGAACGGCACTGCCCTCGGCAATGTGGTCTCTGTCGACATCACCTACGCCAACAACCTCGACCGGATCGAAACCATCCGCTCGGACGGGCGCATCGATGGCGCAGACCCGTCCATCGCGGCGCTCACCGGCTCCATCGAGGTGCGTTTCGCCGACAGCACACTGGTGACGCAGGCGATCAATGGCGATCCGTGCGAGCTCGAGTTCGCCTACGTCCTGCCGTCCGGCGAGAGCTTCACCTTCACCGTGCACGCCGTCTATCTGCCGCGCCCCCGGATCGAGATTTCCGGGCCGCAGGGCGTGCAGGCAACCTTCGACTGGCAGGCTACCCGCGACGGCGTCGTCGGCCGGATGTGTACGGCAACCCTCGTGAACGATGTGGAGACCTACTGATGCTGACGCTTGACCTGACCAACGCGCCGCGTTGGCACGACCTCGCCACCGGCGTACGGGTGCAACTCCGCCCGTTGACCACTGCGCTGATGGTGGCGACCCGCAGCGATCCGGCCGTCGAGGCGGTGCCCGAGGAGGCTTCCGACGAAGAGCGGGCCGTCGCCTTCGCCAAGGCTCTCGCGCGGCGGGCGGTGCTCGCTTGGGAGGGCATTGGCGATGCGGACGGCAAGCCGATCGATCCCAGCCCTGACGCAATTGATGCGCTGCTCGACGTCTGGCCGATCTTCGAGGCCTTCCAGCTGACCTACGTCTCCAAAGGCCTGCTTCTGGAACAGGAAAAAAACGCCTCCGCGCTCTCGCCGAATGGTCCTTCGGCGGGGGCGACCGATACTGCGACGCCTGCGCGCAAGCCTGCCCAGACTGCCCGGCGCGGCTGAACCGTCCGGAAACACCGGAGGGTTGGCAGGTCTGGGACCTCGTCGGTCGCCTTGGTGGGCAGCTCCGCGTGCTGCCCGGCGCCGTGATCGGCTGGGATATGTCGGCCGCGCTCGCGCTCGGTGACGCCCTCGGCGTACCGCCGCTCGTCACGGCCGAACTGCTGCCCGTCATCGAGGCGGTGATGGTCGCAAAACTCAACGAACAGATGGATCACTCCCATGGCTGAGAAGAGGGTCAGCGTCCGCCTCGCGGCCGTGGGCGGGCGACAGGTTCGCGCCGAGTTGGAAGGCGTGGGCGAGGCCGGGTCGCGTGGCTTCGGAAGGCTGAGCCGGGAGATGGAGGCTGCGAACGCCCGGCTCGCGGCTTTCTCACGCCGGGTCCGGGTTGCGGCGGCCGCCGCCGTGGCGGCTGCCGCGGCTGCTGGCGTGGCGATGATCCGCTCCGGGCTGCAGACGGTCGATGCGCAGGCCAAGCTCGCGCAGTCCCTCGGCACCACCGTCGCCTCGATCCAGACGCTGGAGCGTGCGGGCGAACTGGCGGGCGTCTCCATGTCCGGCATCGAGCAGGCGACGAAGGATCTGACGCGCCGTCTCAGCCAGGCGGCCGCCGGGACTGGCCCTGCCGCTGATGCGCTGGACCGGCTTGGCCTTTCCGCCACCGACCTGATTGCGCTGCCGCTGGATCAGCGGGTCGGCGCGATCAACGCCGCCATCGAGGACTTCGTGCCTGCCGCCGAGCGCGCAGCTGTCGCCGGGCAGCTCTTCGGCGAGGAAGGCTCCATCGCGATGTCACGGATCGACACCGCGACGCTGCGCCAGGCGACGGAGGACGTGCTTGCCTTCGGTGTCGTGGTCTCCGAACAGGATGCCGATCAGATCGAGCGGACGAACGACGCCATCTCAAGGCTGGGGCTGATCTGGCGCGGGCTGTCGAACCAGCTGGCCGTTGCTGCCGCCCCGGCCCTCGAGGCGGTCGCCAATGCCATGGCGGCCATCGCCAGCCGTACCGGGCCACTCGGCATCGCCATTCGCGGCCTTTTCGACAATATCGGCCGCCTGACCACCTATGCCGTAACCTTCGCGACCTTCCTCGCGGGCCGCTGGGTCGCCGGGCTGGCCGCTGCCGCGCTCTCGGTCCGTGGGTTCGCCACCGCGCTCGTCGTGCTGCGCGGGGCTCTGATCCGCACCGGCATCGGCGCTCTGATCGTCGGCGTCGGCGAGCTGATCTATCAGCTTTCCCAGCTCGTCGCCCGCGTGGGCGGGGTCGGCGAAGCCTTGCGGCTGCTCTCCGATCTGGCCTCCGAGGTCTGGTCGCGCATCGGGCTCGCGCTCGACGCCGCGCTGGCCCGCATGGCGGCGGGATGGGAAGGGCTGAAGGCCGCCGCGCTCTCGGCGCTCGACGGAACCGTCGCGGGCGTCGTGGGGTTCGGGGACCGCACTGTCGCGATCTTCCAGGGCGCCTATGACGGCGCCGTGGCGATCTGGGGCAGCCTGCCGGGCGCCATCGGCGATTTCGCCTACCAGGCCGCGAACGGGTTGATTGGCGGGGTCGAGGCGATGCTGAACGGTGTCGTCACCCGCATCAACAGCTTCATCGAGACCCTGAACGCCGCGCTGGCCCTGCTGCCCGAATGGGCGACCGGCGAAGGCGGCGTGCGGATCGGCACGCTCGACGCGGTGGACCTGAGCCGGATCGACAATCCGTTCGAGGGGGCCGCGACGGCGGCGGGTACTGCAGCAGCCGATGCGTTTTCGGCGGCGCTCGCCCGGACCTACATTGCTCCGCCCGATCTCGGGCTCGGCGCCATGGCGGAGGAAGCGCGCGCCCGTGCCGATGCCTATCGCGAGGCTACGGGCATGCTGACCGATGCCGCGACCCGGCCGCTTGCTGCCTGGCAGGCGCTGAAGGATGCCGTCGCCGGGTCCGGCACGGAGGCCGAAACCGCGTTGACGGATGCCGCGAACTCCGCCGATGCACTGGCGGCCGGGCTCGACGACACCGCTGCCGCGGCCAATGGCGCCGGAGGTGCTGCCCGTGATGCCGGTACCGCCGCTGGCGAAGGTGCCGGGCGTGCGCTGACCGGCTGGCAGGCCGTGACGGCGGCGCTCTCGGACTATGCCAGCCGGGCACGAGAGATCGGGGGCGATATCGGCCAGAGCCTTGTCAGCGCGTTTCAGTCGGCCGAGGACGCGGTCGGGGAATTCGTGAAGACCGGCAAGCTGAACTTCCGCGATCTGGTGACCTCGCTGATCGCCGATCTGGCGAAGCTGGCGGCGCGGCGGTTCATCCTTGGTCCCATCGCCAATGCGCTCTCGGGCGCGCTCGGCGGCGCGGGTGGGATCTTCGCCAACATCCTGCACGCGGGCGGCATGGTTGGCTCGTCCGGCCCCTCGCGCATGGTCCCGGCCATGGCCTTCGCCGCCGCGCCCCGCATGCATGGCGGGGGCCTGGCCGGCCTTCGCCACGACGAGGTTCCGGCAATCCTGCAGCGCGGCGAGCGTGTGCTCTCCCGGCGAGAGGCGCAGGGCTACGGCGCGGCCAGCGGGATCAACGTCACCATCATGGCGCGCGACGCCGAGAGCTTCCGGCAGTCCCGCACGCAGGTCGCGGCGGACATCGCACGGGCGGTCTCGCTCGGGCGGAGGGGGATGTAAGCCATGGCGTTCCATGAGGTCCGGTTCCCGGACAACGTCAGCCGAGGCGCGCGCGGCGGACCTGAGCGGCGCACGCAGATCGTCGAACTGGCCTCGGGCGACGAGGAACGCAACGCCAGCTGGGCCAACTCGCGCCGCCGCTACGATGTGGCCTACGGCATTCGCCGCGCCGACGATCTGGCGGCGGTCGTCGCCTTCTTCGAGGCCCGCAATGGTCGCCTCCATGGCTTCCGCTTCAAGGATTGGGGCGATCACAAATCCTGCCTGCCCTCGGGGACACCCGCACCGACAGACCAGGTGATCGGCACCGGTGACGGCACGACGACCGCCTTCCAGCTGGTGAAGCGCTACGCCTCGGGCGGCCAGACATGGGTGCGGACCATCACCAAGCCGGTCGCGGGCTCGGTCATCGTCGCCCTGAATGGCGCGCCCCAGGCGTCCGGCTGGTCCGTCGATACCACGACCGGCCTCATCACCTTCACCACCGCGCCGGGGTCCGGCGTCGCGGTCACCGCAGGCTTCGAGTTCGATGTCGCGGTCCGCTTCGACACCGACGTGCTCGACGTGACGCTCGACCTCGAGCGGCTGGGCTCCATCACCTCCATCCCGCTTCTGGAGATCCGACGATGAACGACGAAACCGGATTTCTGGCGGCGGCGCTGAAGGAACTGCTCGCCTCCACGGCGGTGATCCTTGCCGCCTGGGGCGCGCTCGGCGGCGCGACCAATGCGCTGACCACGAAAATGCGGCTGCGCGACGCTCTGCGCCACATCCTGCTTGGCGGTCTGATCGCGGCCGGGATGGGAAGCCTGTCGATGGCGATCATCACCCGCTGGCTCGGCCTGCCACCCGAGGCGATCCCGGCCGGGGGCGCGGCCGGATCGGCCGCCTATCTGGTCGGCGTCTTCGGACCGGCCTTCATCGAGGTGCTGCTCGCCCGTCTGCGCCATGCCGGGAAAGGCGATGGCGATGCATGACCTTCTCCGCCTCGCGCGCTCGCTGCGCTGCGACCCTGCCGATCCCTGCCAGGCCTTCCGCCACCGCCTGGGCGTCGGCATCGCCGTCGCTGCGCTGATCCTGATCCACTCTCTTTTGGGGTGACTTCCATGCAGATGACTGACCGGGGGCTCTTGGCCCTCGTCCGGCACGAAGGCATCTTGCCCGGACCCTACACGGATGTGAAACAGGTCTGGACATTCGGTATCGGCCACACGGCCGCAGCCGGGCCGCCCGATCCCGCCACGATGCCGCGCGGCATGCCTGCCGATCTCGATGCCGGGATCCGCGAGGCGTTCCGGGTCTTCCGGTCCGACCTCGCGCGTTACGAGGCCGCCGTCCTGCGCGCCGTGAAAGTGCCGCTGGCGCCGCACGAGTTCGACGCGTTGGTCAGCTTTCACTACAACACCGGCGGCATCGCCAAGGCGGCGCTCACCCGGCACCTGAACGCGGGCGACCGGGCAGCAGCGGCAGTAGCCTTCATGGGCTGGCTCAAGCCCGTCGCGATCCGCCCGCGCCGCGAGGCTGAGCGCGATCTCTTCGCCACCGGCCGCTATTCCGCCGGCACCATCCCCGTCTGGTCGGTCGACAGCAACGGCCGGGTCGATTTCTCGCGACCGATCCGGCGTCTGACCGAGGACGAGGCGTTGGCGCTGCTACGCCCTGCAAGCATGCCGATACCGAGACCATCCGTGCCTGCCTCCAAACCTGAACCTGCCATCGGTTGGCTTGCCCGGCTGAGCGCGTTCTTCTCCACCCTGATCCGGAAGGCCTGATCCATGCGTTACATCCGACTGACCTCGCTCACCTGGTGGGCGGGTTGCCTCGCCATGCTCACCGGCATTGCCTCGCTCACGCTGCCCGCCACCGGGCCGCTTGGCGAACTTTCCCGCCTTGTCGCGCTGCTCGCACGCTCGGGCGATGCATCGCCTGCGGGGCTGATGTTCCTCGGGCTTGGCCTGATCGGCTTGCGTGACCGGATCGAGCGCGGGTTCCGCGGCGATGCTTGAGTTCCTCGCAGGTCTGGTCGTGGGCGGCTGCCTCGGCGTCTTCGTCGTCGCTCTCTGCGTGGCCGCCGCGCACGGGGAGCAGGACGATGGCTGATCTCCTGATCTGGCTGATCTGGCTGATCGCGGCTCTGGGCGCGGTCGGGGGCGTCGTCCTCGGCCGCATCTGGGGTCAGGTGGAAGGGAAGCGCACGGGCAAACGGGAGGCGGAACGCGATGCGATGGAAGACAAGAGCGAGCGCGTCGAGCGCGGGCGCGAGGCGGTTCGCGACGGCCGCGGCGTTGGCGATCCTGCTGACAGGCTGCGCCGCAACGATGGGCGGTGGTGATGCCGGATGCGCCTCCTATGCCGAGGCGCGGCTGGCCCGCCCGGCGGCCGAGACCGTCTCAGAGGTGCCACCGGACTGGGCGGCCTGGATCGCCGATCTCGACGACCGAATGACAGGAACCTGCCGATGAAATCCCTCTCGCCCGCGCTGCAGGCCCATCTCGACGAGGGCACGACGACGCTGGCCTGCTGCTGGCGAATCGCCCGGGCCGATGGTGTCACCTTCGGCTTCACCGATCACGACCGGACGCTCAGCTTCGACGGCACAGATTTCGAATCCGAGAGCGGGCTCACCGCCTCCGAGGTTCGCTCCGGCTCGGACCTGTCGGTCGATGCGCAGGACGCGGAAGGCGTGCTGACCTCCGACCGGATCACCGAGACCGACATCCTCGACGGCCACTGGGACAATGCGGCGGTGGAGGTCTGGCGCGTGAACTGGGCCGACACCGCGCAACGCGTTCTGATGCGGCGCGGGGCCATTGGCCAGATCCGGCGCGGGCGGCTGGCCTTCGTCGCCGAGGTGCGCTCGCTCGCCCATGTCCTCGGCCAGACGGTGGGGCGGACCTTTCAAGCGAGTTGCGACGCGGCGCTCCGCGATGCGCGCTGTGGTGTCGATCTGGAGGACCCGGCCTACAAGGGCACAGGCGCGGTGGTCGATCTGCTGCGGGATCGCGCGTTCACCGCCTCCGGTCTCGGCACCTTCGAGGTTGGCTGGTTCACATTCGGCACGCTGGACTGGACCAGCGGCGCGAATGCTGGGCGGCGCACCGAGGTGCTGGGCCATGACGTCACGGACGGCATCGCCGTGCTGACCCTGCTCGAGGCACCGGTGCGCGCGATTGCCAATGGCGACGGCTTCACGATCCGCGCGGGCTGCGACAAGCGGATCGAGACCTGCGGGGAAAAGTTCGCCAACACCGCCAAATTCCGCGGCTTTCCGCACATCCCCGGCCAGGACGCCGTGCTGCGCTACGCCACCAAGGACGGTGGTCATGATGGAGGCGTGCTGTGAACACCGCCGATCCCGCCAAGGTAATCGCGGCAGCGCGGTCATGGCTCGGCACGCCGTACCACGACCAGGCAACTCTAAAGGGTGTCGGCTGCGACTGCCTCGGGCTGGCCCGAGGCATCTGGCGCGAGGTCGTCGGCCCCGAGCCGTTTCCGATCCCGCCCTACAGCCGGGACTGGGGCGAGACCGGTCCGCGCGAGGTGCTGGCCGAAGGCGCGCGCCGCATGATGCCGGAGATCACCCCAGCCGATGCCACTCCCGGTTCGCTGGTTCTCTTTCGGATGATGCCGCGCGCCATCGCCAAGCATGTCGGGATCATGACCGGCCCCGACACTTTCCTCAATGCCTATGAGCGACTCGGCGTCATCGAGGAACCGCTGACCCAATCCTGGCGGCGGCGCATCGCCTTCGCCTTTCTGTTCCCGCAACGCTGAGACCCCGACATATGGCCACCCTCATTCTCGGTGCTGCCGGCGCCGCCCTTGGCGGTTCTATCGGCGGCGCAATCCTTGGTGTCAGCGCGGCGACCATCGGCGGTTTCATCGGGTCCACCATCGGCTCGGTCGTCGACAGCTGGATCGTGTCCTCGCTCGCGCCGACGCAGCGGATCGAAGGGGCGCGGCTCGACAGCTTGCGCATCACCTCCTCGACTGAGGGGGCCGTGATCCCGCGCCTCTACGGCCGGATGCGGATCGGTGGCAATATCATCTGGGCCACCGATTTCCGCGAGGAAACCAAGACCACCACGCAGGGTGGCGGCAAGGGCGGCGGGGGCGGCAAGGTCAAGACGACCGAGTATCTTTACTACGCCAGCTTCGCCGTCGCGCTCTGCGAGGGACCGATCACCGGGATCGGGCGCGTCTGGGCAGACGGGAAGCCGATGGACCTCTCAGGCGTCACCTGGCGCTGGTATCCCGGTGACGAGGCGCAAGCGGGCGATCCGTTCATCGCCGCCAAGATGGGCGGGGCGAACACGCCGGCCTATCGCGGCACCGCCTATGTCGTCTTCGAGGAACTGCCGCTGTCGAGCTACGGCAACCGCCTGCCGCAGCTCTCCTTCGAGGTGTTCCGGCCGCTCGCCGACCCCGACACCGCCGAGGGGCTGACCCGCGCCGTCACTCTGATCCCGGCCTCGGGCGAGTTCACCTATGCCACGCAGGCCGTCCGCAAGTCCTCCAGCGGCGCGACGCAGGCCGAAAACCTGAACGCTTTGCCGGATACCGCCGACATGGTCGTCGCGCTCGACCGGCTGCAGGCCATGGCGCCGGCCGTCGAGAGCGTCAGCCTCGTCGTCGCCTGGTTCGGTGATGACCTGCGCGCGGGAACCTGCAAGCTGCGCCCGGGCGTCGAGGTCGAGGCCAAATACACGACGCCGGTCGGCTGGTCGGTCAATGGCGTCAGCCGCGCCAGTGCCTTCCTCGTCAGCCGCGACGACCAAGACCGCCCGGTCTATGGCGGCACGCCCGCCGATTTCGCGGTGGTGCAGGCGATCCGGGAGATGAAGGCGCGCGGGCTGCGCGTGACCTTCTATCCGTTCCTCCTGATGGACGTGCCGCCCGGCAACACGCTGCCGAACCCGTATTCCGATAACGCCGCCGAGACCGGCCAGCCCACATTCCCTTGGCGCGGCCGGATCACCTGTTCGCCCGCGGAAGGCTATGCCGGGAGCGTGGACAAGACGGCCACGGCGTCGAGCCAGGTCGCAGCCTTTTTCGGCAGCGCGGCCCCCTCCGACTTCGCGATCTCGGGCGAGACCGTCTCCTGGACGGGCCCGTCCGGCGACTGGGGTCTGCGCCGCATGATGCTGCACTACGCCCATCTCTGCGCCGTGGCGGGCGGGGTCGACGCCTTCCTGATCGGCTCGGAAATGCGCGGCCTGACCACCATCCGCTCGGGCGCCAGCAGCTATCCCGCTGTTACCGCGTTCAAGGCGCTCGCCGCCGACGTGCGCGCCATTCTCGGGGCGGGCACGGAGATCGGCTATGCGGCCGACTGGTCGGAATACTTCGGCCATCATCCGGGCGACGGCAGCGGCGATGTCTATTTCCACCTCGACCCGCTCTGGTCGGACGCCAACATCGATTTCGTCGGCATCGACAACTACATGCCGCTGTCGGACTGGCGCGACGGATTCGAGCATGAAGATGCGACGGAGGGCTGGCCCGCGATCTACGACCGGGCCTATCTGCAGGCGAACATCGCGGGCCGCGAAGGCTTCGACTGGTTCTACGCATCGGCGGCGGATCGGTCGGCGCAAGTGCGCACGTTGATCACGGACGGGAGTGCCGGCAAGCCGTGGGTCTTCCGCTACAAGGATCTGCGCGCCTGGTGGTCGAACGCGCATTACGACCGCCCGGGCGGGGTGGAGAGCAGCACGCCGACCGCATGGGTGCCGCAATCGAAGCCCATCCGCTTCACCGAACTCGGCTGCCCGGCCATCGACCGCGGCACCAACCAGCCCAACGTCTTCTTCGATCCGAAATCGTCGGAGAGTTTCACGCCCTATTTCTCGCGGGGCTGGCGCGACGACACCATCCAGCGCGCCTATCTCGAGGCGACCTACCTGTTCTGGGGTGAGGCAGCGAACAACCCGCTGTCCTCGGTCTACGGCGGCCGGATGGTCCAAGTGCCGGAATGCGCGGCTTGGACCTGGGACGCGCGGCCGTACCCGTTCTTCCCCGAACTGACCGATGTCTGGACCGACGGACCGAACTGGCGGCTCGGCCATTGGCTGACCGGCCGCCTCGGGGCGGTGTCGCTCGCCGCGCTTGTGCGGCAACTCTGCCTGCGCGCTGGACTGCCGGGGACCCGCATCGACGTCAGCGGCCTCTGGGGCGCGGTCGAGGGCTTTGCCATCGGCGCGCTGGAAAGTCCGCGCGCGTCCATCACCACGCTGTCGCGCCACTTCGGCTTCGACGCCGTCGAGACCGAGGGCGTGATCCGCTTCGTCATGCGTGGGCGGGCGGCGGCGGCAAGCGTCACCCCCGACGATCTGGTGGCCGCGCGCGAAGGCGACGTCCTCGAACTCACCCGTGGCCAGGAGACAGAATTGCCGCAGGCCCTCAAATGGCAGGTGGCCCGCGCCGACGAGGATTACGAGGCGGCGCAGGTCGAGGCCCGGCGCATCACCGTCGACACGACGCGCATAGCCTCCGAAAGCTTCCCCATGGCGGTGCCGCCCGAGGAGGCGGAGCGCCGTTGTCGTCGCGCCCTGATGGAAGCCTGGACCGGCCGTGAGAGCGCGGTGTTCCGCCTGCCGCCCTCGCGCTTGGCACTCGATCCGGCCGATGTGGTGACGCTCGCCCATGACGGCCGGGCCATCCCGCTGCGGCTCATCTCGATTGCCGATGCCGACGCGCGCGGCATCGAGGCCGTGCGTCAGGATCGGGAGGCCTACGACCTGCCGCCCGGCGCACCGCGACCCTCGGCGCTGTCGCAGGCGGTGGTCTTCGGGGCACCTGAAACGGTCCTCCTCGACCTGCCGCAGCTCACCGAGGATCAGGCCGCGCACAGGCCCTTCGCTGCGGCGCATGCCGTGCCATGGCCAGGTGAGATCGCGGTCTATCGAAGCCCATCGACGGACGGCTTTGACCTGCTAACCACGTTTGGCAGCCGCGCCCGGATCGGCACGCTGGTCTCGGACTTCTACGCCGGACCCACGTCGCGCTTCGACCTCGGCAACGTGCTGATCGTCGATCTGCTGACCGGCACACTGGAAAGCGTCACCGACCTGACCCTTTTCGGCGGTGCCAATCCCATTGCCATCGAGAGCGCACCCGGTGTCTGGGAGATCGTGCAGGTAGGCGCGGCCGAATTGATTGCCCCCAACCGGTATCGCCTGACTCGGCTTCTGCGTGGCCAGCGCGGCACGGAGGGGGCCATGGGCAATCCGGTGCCTGCGGGCGCGCGGGTGGTGATGTTGGACACCGCGCTCACGTCCCTGCCGATCGCCGAGGCCGATCTCGGCATCCCGTGGAACTGGCGCATCGGCCCTGCCAGCCGCTCGGTCAGCGACGAGACTTACGTGGCGCAGGCCTTTACGCCCGAGGGCGTGGGGCTTCGCCCGTTCTCCGTTGCCCATGTCGAGCAGCCATGGCGCTCGCCGCGCACCCACGGTGACCTCACGCTCCACTGGACGCGCCGGTCCCGCGCGCTGGCGGCCGACAGCTGGGGCGGGCTGGAGGTGCCGCTGGCCGAGGAACTCGAAGCCTACGAGATCGAGATCCTCGACGGTGCAGTTGTCAAGCGATCCTTGACAACTGCAACCACCAGCGCGGTCTACACCGCCGCCGCCCAGACCGCTGACTGGGGCGCGCTGCTCGGCCCCGGCGACACGCTCGACATCCGCATCTATCAGCTCTCCGCCCTCGTGGGGCGGGGCGCGCCGAAACTCGTCACGCTCACGTTCTGAGGCCCCCATGTCCGACGCCACCACCCATCTCCTGCTGCCCTACATCCTCGCGGCGCAGGCCCAGAAGCATGTCACCCATAACGAGGCGCTGCGGATCCTCGACGGGCTCGTCCAGCTATCGGTCCTCGACCGGGATCTGGCATCACCCCCAGCGAGCCCCGCCGACGGCGACCGCTACATCGTCGCCTCGGGCGCGACGGGCGACTGGGCAGGCTGGGATCTGAACATCGCGCTCTGGACCGACGGCGCCTGGCTGCGACTGCCGCCGCGCAGTGGCTGGCGGACATGGGTCGAGGACGAGGCTCTGCTGCTCGTCTGGACCGGCGCCGCCTGGGAGATCGTGGGCGAGCCGAGCGACATCTCAGACGCCGTCTTCAGCCTCGTCAACGACGCCGATCCCACGAAGAAGGCGGTCTTCTCGCTGTCCGGTATCTCCACCGGCACGACCCGCAGCTACACGCTGCCGAACACGTCTTCGGAACTGGCGATCCTGGCGGGCACCCAGACCTTCAGCGGCAACAAGAACTTCTCGGGCACGCTGACCGCGTCGGGCACTGTCACGGTCTCGGCCGCGACCGCGACCATCGGTACGGCGACGGGCACCGCGACCTACGGGATCGGCACCGGAGCGACGACCACTGGCCTCACCAAGACCGTGAACCTCGCCACCGACGGTGCGTCGGGGTCGACCACGGTCGTCAACATCGGCTCAGCAACGCTTGGCGCGGGTGGCACCACGGTGGTGAACACGCCCACGGTCACCTTCGCCAATGCCGTCACGCAGGTCGGCATGCCCCAGGCGAACCTGACCGCCCAGCTTCTGGGTCTCGGGGGCGCGACCGCCGACAGCTACAATCGGTTCTCAGTCAACACCCCCGCGGTCCTCTTGAACAACGCGGGCGGCGGGATCGAGGCGACGGTCAACAAGGCCGCGCCCGCCAATGACGCGAGCTTTGCCTTCAAGACCAACTGGTCGGCGCGCGCTCTGATCGGCCTACTGGGCAGCGATGATTTCAGCTTCAAGGTCAGCCCGGACGGCTCGGCCTTCCACGAGGCGATCCGGATCGACCGCAGCTCCGGTCGGGTCGAGATGCCCGAACCCGTGGTGCTCCCGGCGGTGAGCGCCGTGCCCACGCCGCCGCCGACCGGCAAGCTCGCCGTCTATGCGCGGGACCGCGCCGGGGCCGGATGGCTCGACGTCCAGCGTCCCTCGGGGCGGTTCTTCCCGCTGCAGCCGCATTTAGGGGTGAACCGGATCGCGACCTGGGCGCCGTCCACCGGCACGACCGTCAACACCAACGGCATGTCGCGAACCGCCGTCGGCACCGTCGCCACGCCGACGCTCGCCACCACCAACCTCTCGACCTCGATGCGCCGCTGGCGCGTGACCAGTGCCGCCACGGCCGATGCGGCGGCCGAGGAACGCTCGGCCGGCTGGGTCTGCTGGCGCGGCAATGCGGATGGGCTGGGCGGCTTCACCTATGTGAACCGACTTTCGCTGGTGACGCTGCAGGCGACTGGCATGGGGTTCTTCGGGCTCTATGGCTCGACGGCAGCGCTGGCCACGACCCTGACGTTGTCGGCCGTGGTCAACTGCATCGGCATCGGTTTCCAGCGCGGCTCCCACACGAACTGGCAGTTGGTGCAGAACGACGGCTCCGGCGCGCCGACGCTCACCGATCTCGGGGAGAGTTTCCCGGTCGCGAGCACGACCAACGTCCTGACGCTCACACTCCTCGCCGCCGCGAACAGCAGCGAGATCGGCGTCCGGGTGGTCGAGGAGGTCAGCGGGGCGGTGGTCGAGGCCGTGCTCGATAGCGACATCCCCGCCGCGACGCAACTCCTGAGCCCGCGCAATTACATGAACAACGGCGCAACGGCGGCGGCGGTCGCATACGATTGCTCGGGGGTGTATGTGGAGACGGATTACTAA